CAGAGCAGAGGATGATGTTGCCCTTTCCTCTACGAGTGCGCTGTGCAATTGCGTTAGCATCGCGCTCGATTTGGAACAGAAGACCCTTGAACTTCTCAACAGACCAGCGACCGTTGGAGTCAACGTCCAGGTCAAAGGTACCTGCAGATGCAACATTAGATGCAGCACCTTGCTCAGCAGTCTTGTAGATGGTTCTGATGACTTCACGGTTGATTTCAGCAAGAATCTCAGTTGACAGAATGTTTGCCAACTCAGCTTCTGCATTCAGTCCGTGAATCGCCTTCAGGTCTTGTGCAAGCTCAAGGCTGTATTCTGCCTTCAGTGCTCTGGACTTAGCAGTTACGGTGACCTTCTCGATCGAGAATGCCATCTCGTTGAATGCATTCGAACCCGAACCATCAAGTGCTTCTGCATCACCAGTAGCCATACCCTGACCGACGTTATATGTTCCGTCGTTGGTTGGGTTCAGAACTGATGGGTTAGAACCGGACTGACTTGTAGTACCAATACCAGTGCTATTCTCAGCGAAGTCTTGGTCGATAGCAGCGCCAAGACCAGCATTCTGACCAGAGAATACGGTATCTGCTTCGTTGAACAGTGCTTCAGTGCCACTCTGGGTGCTGTAGCGTGAACGCATCGCGAAGATGAGTCCAGTAGGACCAGACATTGGTTGAACGCCAGCCAGGTCATATGCGACCAGGTTAGGCATGGAGCGTCTGATCAAGGAGATCAGAACAGGGTCGAAACCTGCAACAGTGTTGCCGGCACCACCACCGAAAGCACCTTGACTACCAGCAGCGTTGCCACTATTGGTTGGTGCTTCCATCAGGGAGTGAACATTGCCACCTTCAAATGCAGCTTGCTCACGGAGGAATTTTTCTTGGTTTTCGAGCAGGACAGCGGTTACAGCTCTACGATGTGAATCTTTGATTGACTCGCAACCCTCATGATTGAGGAGAGGTGCCCACTTTTCCTGCAGATGCTCAGATTGGAACATTTGCTTTTTACCTATTAAGTGTACAGTTTTTGGGTTTGAATTATATTAAATTCAATTATTTGCTAGTTGAACCCAAGGTTCTCAGATATGCAGCCATGGAAGGTGAGTATGACTCATATCCATTGCTTACACCCTCAGAAAGGGTTTCAGTCTTAGCAGTTAAAGATGTTTTCTTAGCAAAATATGCTTCTTTTAACGTCTCCAACTTTTCACGATATTGTGCTTCACTTTCAAACTCAACACTTTCGGAAAGTGAGGCGAGCTTATCTTTCTGAGTGGCAGCAAGACCTTCAGAAATTTCATCAAAGATTCCGTCAGCAACCGACTCGGAGAGACGCTTGTTGAGGAAAATATTCTTCTCAATTTGCTCGTTGAGTTTAGTCTCCATATCATCAAGTTTTTCTACCATGCTCTCAAGCACATCATATTTTTCTTCAGGAATTGATACATAATGTTCTTCAAAAAGACTCTTCATTCCAGTAAGGAATGACTCAGTCATTTCGGTCTTAAGACCTTCTTCGACAGCGAGTTGATTTTCAGTCATCCACTCTTCAGATACATACTCAAGATAGGAATCAACACGCTCGGTTAAGGCAGATTTGATTTCAACAACTTCTTCGAGAAGTGCTGCCTCATATCTTGCCTCAAGTGCTTCTTTCAGTTCACCGACTTTAGAGTTCAGTGCTGCTTCAAAGATTGTTTTTGCCTTTTCTTTGAATTCTTCGGAAAGTTCTTCATCACCAAGAAGTGCATTAACATCTTCTTCGATGTTAATATCGGCTTCAGCAACTACGTCTTCTTCGGTTGTTTCTTCTTCAGAAACAACTTCCTCTTCAGCAGTCTCTTCTTCAGCAACAATCTCTTGATCCTCTTCAACTTCTACTTCTTCCTCTTCTTTTGCCATCTTAGGCATAGGATCGGCAGGTTTTGCGCCTTTGTTGACGATATCCTTAACAGTCTTAAGACCATCGGTCTTTAACTTTGCAGAATCGTCATCGGCTCTGTAGTTATCTGGGGTAGGACCACCAAGATCTTCTACAGATCCTTGTCCAGGAGTTTCTCCTTGAAGTCCACTAGGCATAGGATCTGCTGCCTTTGCATTTGCATTAACAGCGGTCTTGGATTGAGCAGTGCCTACTTCCATTTCTTGTAAATTGGTGTCACGCGACATTTGAACTCTCCGTTTTATTCCGGTAATTAAACTATATTTATTTATAAATTAATTAATTACAATAATTTATAATGAATTAAGGAAATCGTTAAACAAGTTTAACTTATGCTCCTCAAGTTCTTTTTGTCCAACAAGAGTGTCAATGGTAGATTTAATTTCTTCTGCTTTCTTTTCTCGAAGAATGCTTCCTTCCCAAACCCACTCTTTGCCTTCCATGATACCTTCAACAAAAGCATCAGGTGCAGAAGGATCTGCGACAATATCAGCAGCAGTTGCCAACATAAAATCTTCACCAACTTCCATGTAACCGTCACGATGTCTTGATACTGAACCAATACCGCGAGAAGAAACTCCTAAAGTTACACCTTCACTTAAAAGTGATTCTGCAATCTTCCCCATTGGGGTAGAAAGAATTTGTGCTTTACCAATAAAATTATTTCCTTCTTGTGTTAAAGAAACGATTTTATGCGAAACTCGGTCAAGATTTACAGTTGGTCCCTCAGGATGACCTAACTCACCAAGAGCACGACCCTTTTTAATATAGGATTCATTATATCTTTTAACTTCTCTTTCCATTACATTGCGACGATAAACTCTACCGTTGCGATTTTGTTGTTCTGTCTGGAGAAATGGTCCTTGGATAAAAAGAGTTTTTTTACCGTTATTATTTTCGGTAATAACTTCTACTTTTTCGATTTCTTCTCTAATTAGTTTCATTTGATTACCCTGTGAATCCTACTTTTGCAGCTCTTAAAGTTCCAGTGCCATAACAAACATCATTTGGTTTTTTCTCAACATATTCAACTGTTCCAGTTGGAATTGTGATAAAGTTTGTAGTAGCAGCACCAACAACGGTGCATACTCCAATGGTTGCACTAGAGCCAGAAACATTAACAACTCTAACCACAGTTGCCTGTGCAAAAGAAGTTGCTGATCCCGCCGCAGTTGGAACTGCAATCTCATTACCAAGTACTAATGCTCTGGTAGCCATTTGATTTATAAATTACTGATATCTTTTATTTATATTCACTCTTCTTCTTGCGTTGATGTATCAAACATTGAGTTTGCTACATTGGGTCTAACATCATTAATTTTGTCTGCAGACTTTGCAAAAAGAAGATCTTTGATCTTATCACTGATTTGGGATGGAGACTCGTCAGCAATAATCATGTCCAAAATTTCATCCATTTTATTCTTTAAATAAACGTTTGATAATATTTATCAAATTTCTCCACCCTTTGGAATTTCAATTTCAGGTGCTTCTACGGAAGATGCATCTACTTCTGGTTCCATAACAGGTTGACCTAAATCCATACCTACTGCATCGTCAAAAGGTTGTCCGGTTTCTGGATCGATAGATGCAGGATCTGCGATAACCCCATCTTTAATTTCTTTGTCAATAAGACTATCCTGCTCAAGAATTTCTTGATCTGTTTGACGGAGAATTTTTCTTCTCAAGTAGTCTTGAGAGAAATATTTTCCAACATATGGTTCTGCAGTTTGAACAAGAGTCAGTCTTTCACTAAGAAGTTCTGCTTCCTTCAGTTCCGCAAAATGATTATCATAAAGGAAGTCATATTGAATATGCTCTTCCATCATAGACCAGTCTTCTGGAGTAATAATGTTCTTCAGAATGAGTTGAGTTTTAAGCATGTCATTGAACATATATGAGAAACGTTTTCTCAAACGCGCAACAAACTTACTAAACTTAACCTCATCTCTTAGGATCTCAGAAGATCTCCCCAAGTTAAACCCACCTTCTCCATCCATTCTTGATGGTGGAACATTAAGTGACCTGTAGAGTTTTTTCTTAAAGTATTCAATATCAGTAATTTCTCCAAGGTTTTGACCTCCTGGCAGCGTTGAGATTTCGGTGCCCCTGCCGCCCTCTCTTCTTGGCAACCAGAAATCCTCAAGCATTGACATGTATTTTTTGTCATCACGTATTTCTCCGGTATTTGCATCATAGACAAGTTTGTTACGATAACGCATCATAACATCGCGCAGATATTGTTCTGCCTTAACCTTAGGAAGATTGCCAACATCAATATAGAAAATTCTACGTTCTGGTGCTCTACTTAAACGATAGATGACCAAAGAATCCTCAATCATTCTAAGTTGATTGAGTGACTTGATTGCTTTGTGTAGATATGAAAGAGATGATCCTTTATTTCTATCTACAAGACCAGACGTACAATATGTAATTGAATCTTTAGTCATCTTAATACCACCATGTCCACCCATTGACGATGGGTTTGTTGTTGGATATGCTGATTTTGGATTATAGATAAAGTATTCTTCCAATTCTGGAAACTCATACTCCATTGGATTATTTTTTGCAATATTCCCAAGACGAAGAACATCTTCTTTCTTCTTCTTTTGTTGGCGAACATAACGCATTTTCATTGCATCAATGTAACGCAACTCTTGAATACCTGCCTGGGGATTCTTTAAGTCGATGACTTTATGATAGTAAAGTCTTCCAT